TTATTTTGTTAATATCGGTTTCAATCTATCAAAATGCGCTTGTTGCTGTCTAGCTAACTCTTCTGCTGTGAACTGTCTATTTATAGGGTTTATTGTGGTTTTTGTTGGCTGAACCGGTGTATGGTAGTTAGATTTGAGGGTTTCAATTACAGATTTTAGGTATGCGTGATCTTTAAGTGGCTTTGCCTTACTTTCAACACGTTTAGCTCTGATTTGTTGCACAGTTACGTCGCAAGCTTCGGCTATTAATTTTCGGTTTGAATGAAAACCAAGCACTTCATTTAATAATTTAAGTGCTCGGGCGTTGTTTAGGTCGCTTTTAGCGGGTTTGAATAGGCCAATGTACGCCAATACAGGTGGCGCACACCAAGTTTCTAATTTTGTCACTGCGATTAAAAGATCACGACCTGCTTGATCTTCAACTAACGAAAGTAAATCAATATGAGTATGGCATACAGGGCAACGAGCAAGCTTCATGCGTCCCCCTGATAGAACATATCAGCTTGCGGTAAATCGTTATTTTCGCGTTTATGCTGCAAAATTTGTTTATAGATACGGTATATGTGCTGGATTGAATAACCATATTTTCTAGCCAACTCAGCTTGGTTATTTCCTGTAAACTCTTCAAAAATTTTCATTTGTTGCAGCACTGCGTCTAAATTTTTACCTTTTGGTATATATAAAACTAATCCACCATGCTGTTTGCGAACAAAATCGACTGCATCCCAGGCACATTTGTTTGCGATAGTTTCATCAACACCCGCATTAACCAAAGACTCAGCTAATTGAGCCGACATGCACATTAAAAACTCGGTACCTTGTTTTTCTTTTACAACAGTATCAGCCATTTGCAGCCTCCTTAACACAACGCGCTTTCCATTTTTTAAGGCGATTAATTACCGGGTGAATGCACTTTGTTGGAATGTTATTTAATGTACGAGGTACTGCTACTTTCTCGGGCCAGTCAGCTTTAAGCTGATTCCACGTATAATTAAAAATCGCCTCTTCAGACCTAGAATGAATAAATCCTGCATCACACATTTCAAACCATACAGAGCGCAATTTATCGTGAACAGTTCCGCGTCCTTTAGGGCTGTAAAAACCTGCTGGTTTATTGCCTGTTCGCTTTTTGCTAGTTGGTTTAAACCCAAGATTTTTTAAATGTTCAAGATAATTGGCTAGTTCTAAGCGTGTCATCTGAGTTGTAGAGTTCGTTCGCTGACCAGAAAAGTGTAAGCAATTCATTTGATGGACGTCGTTATCAATACGTAACTGAGACTTAGCAATATGAATTAATTGAATATATTGTTTATGTCGCTTCAAAAATGTAGTCATGCAAACCACCGTTTATTCATTAATAAAGTGAAAGCCCCCGCAGGGGCTTGTTGATTTAGTTAAAATTAAGAATTAACAGCTTCTTTTAACGCTTTACCTGGCTTAAATTTCGGAACATTTGCCGCAGCAATTTTAATCGTTTCGCCAGTGGCAGGATTGCGTCCTTCGCGAGCAGCACGTTTACTCACACTAAACGAGCCAAAACCAACCAAATCAACCTTACCGCCTTCAGCCAATTCAGCTTTAACCGCATCAACCAATGCATCAACAGCACGATTTGCATCCGCTTTTGTAATATCAGCCTGTGTTGCAATTTGTTCTACTAATTGAGATTTATTCATAATAATGACCTTCTATTGTTTATGTTGAAAATGAAGGCTGACTAAACGCCAGCCAAATCTAGTGAAATGGGTACATACTGCTGACTATCGCCAACACGCTTGTATAAACGGATGTAACTTTTGCTACCGACAACTTGCAAAGCTTCGGATACTGCGGTCATCGCTTTTAACCAGCGTTCGTCTTTTATATCTAAACGACGTAATCCCAGAACTCGCGCTGTGTTAATTTTGCCCTCTTTATCTACATCGAAAGCGCGATCAATAATTGCTTTTAACTCTGGCACGCTGTCTTTCGTCCATTCCTTTAAGCACGCGTCAATTAACTCTCGTGCGGCTTGCAAACGTTCATCAAACGCAATGTGCTCCTGAATAGATCGAACAATCTTGTACCGACCATCGAATGAATGCAGCGTCACATTGCCTTTTTTACCGCCTAATTTAACGTCGTACTCTTCGGCTGATAGCTCAACAAAAGCATCAATATCAGCAAATGTAGATGCTTTGAATTTAGCGAGTGCTTCTCGCAGTTCTAGGGCTTTTTCAACCACTTCATAAACCAACTCATTTCTAGCTTTATCAATTGGTTTAATCATACTTTCGGGTACGAGTGAACCTTTGGCATCTTGCCAATAACCTGCCGGTATTTCGTTATTTTGGTTCATGGTTTTCTCCTGATTGCTCTAACTCAGGTAAGTCTTCTGGTTGGCCGTAACAACTAGGGCAAGTTAGTGCCCCTTCAGCTATGGCTAAATCAGCTGTAACACCTTTCCAACCGCACAACATACATTCAAATTTTTCATTCACAATTGTCATTAGCTTGCCCCCCTACATTTTTTAATAATCGCAGCGCTTACCAAAGGTTCAGAAACTCTGGCGGCAACATTCATGGCTTCGTTACATAAATTGTTAACGTGTAATTGATACGTCATATCAACAATTGAGTTGTTGCGATTAATGCCATTGCTGCGCGAACCGCACAAACGCTGCTTTATGGCGGCCACAGCATCGTCCGAGAACACATCATCAAAAGCTTTGCGGGCGCGCTTTAATTTAAACTCAATGTAAGCTTGGGTTTCGTCGCCCAAGGCGCGGGTTTCCATGCGTTTACAACGCCAGCTAAATTCACGGGTATTACTGCCGCTTAACGTCTCATGCAACTCAGGTTGGCCCAGTAAAATAACACCTATCACTTTTGTTAAATTGCCAGCAGCCTCGCGTAAACACTTAAGCTGCTTGATTACTGAATAGTGAAGTGCGTGCGCTTCATCCACTAAAAACACAAAGCGCTTACCTTCTTTTGCAAGCTTTTTAACCTCGCGTCGAATTAAACGATCACGCTGTTCAATAGACTGTGGAATAGAATCAATATGCAAAGCTTCAAACACAGCAGCCGTAACCGAGCTAGTGGTAATGCGGTGGCGATCCAACGTAGCTGGCTCAATAATTTGGCAGTACGGGTGTTCATCTTCCAATTCATCAACAAACAACTCTTTTAAAATGGATTTACCGCTGCCGCATTCGCCAATAATGCTAATCATACCGCCCGTGGTTGCAGCGTTAATCATGGCTTCTTTATTCATCAACAAGCTTTGATTCAAATAAATATCCTCTAAACAGTTGATCTCGTTATCAAACGGCTGTCCAGCTAAGCCAAAATGTTTAATCGTATTGTGCTCCAGCATTTCATTCTCCGGTGCTATAAATTCAGTGGTAGGTTCCTCGGCTTGCGCCTTGGTTCGTTTCATATGCATGGCTTCGTGAACTTCAGTTACCGTTACGCCGCCTTTGGTATCTTCAGCCCAAATATCGCTAACGTTTTCAGCAGTACACTCAAGCTTTTCAACAGCAAACTGCTCACACACGCTTTTAATTTGGGCACAAAAGTTTTCACGCTTGGGCCACTCATTGTTTTTAATAATGCGGTTAATAACCGCGGGGCTAACTTGCACCCCTTTAGTTTGTGCAAACGGGCAAATATTTTTTTGATTAATGCCACGTGCTGCCAATAATCGCCCGAGCCTTAAATGCCAGGTCTTAGGTATTGCAGACATTTAGTGTTCTCCAACTACTTTTAATGTAGGTCGCGATAACGCGCCCGATTTAACGTGGTTTGCTATATCGTCTAGTTTTGAAGGGTAAATCTCCTGCTGGTTAATCCACGCTGCCTCGGCAGCACTCAGTGGGCGGTTAATAATGTCGCTAATTTGCATACGGGCCTCTAATGCATCCAACCGTTTTTCACCTTTTTCAGGGGTAAACATTTCAGGTACATCAATTTCGTGGCCTTTGCTTGCAAACGCTGCGGTATGCTGAATATCTTTCAAATGGCTATGGGCATTAATCTCGGTATCAAATGGGGTTTCGTGTTTCTTGCGCGCTTTCTCTGCATCTTCTTGGCTCAAGCCAGCGTAAGCCAATGCATTGGCCGCTTTTTGATTACTGTCAATTTGGTCATCCGCTAAAGCGGCATAACCCTCGCCAATTACTGCACCTTGTAAGCTAAAGCCAAACTCGTCGCGCTCATCAATTTGCACTTGGTGAACAATATCTTTGCCGGATAGTGGGTCTTTGGTGAACACTAAAATATCAGTCGAGCCATCCAAAATAATCGGCGCAACTTTTACTGATTCGCCCACCAAAACACCAAGCAAATTTTTAAGCAAATAAGGCGCGCTTTTACCAATAGCAGGGTGAACAAAGGTAATCACATAATTGTTTTTGACCTTTCGCTCAACCGGCTCATAACTCAGCATATAGCGGCAAATTTGCTCAGGCGGGCAAATGCGTAAATGCTTGCTATACGCAGCTGTATGAATAGTGCGCCAAACATCAAGTCGACTTTTATTGGTTCGGCTTAGCTTTGCATCATAGTTGGGAATAAGATCGGCGTTGTAAGCATTTTGCCAAGCAAACACCGCATCATTCATTTCATCTACCGATTTAACCGGCTCAAGCAACAAACGGCTTTCGAAAAGTTTTTCGACTATATTGTTAGCGTTTTCTACTTGGCCTTTCGCACGTGAATTGCCCGTGTCGTGTGTTCGCAGGTCAACATTCAGCGAATCACACAAACGCTTAACAGGTTTCGCAATATTGGCGGTGCCTCGGTCTACATATAAAATGTATGGCAAACCATGTGCTTCACGTTCTTGCTGTTTTATCCAACACCAAAGTATAAAATCAGCAACCAGCTGCATGCTTTCACCCGCTGCACTGTAATACTTAACCCAAATATGCCCGCTAGTGTGGTCGGTACACACATAACGCCATACACGCAATTTAGCGGTTTTAGTAAATGAGTCCGGTTTATTTTTATAAAAAGCAGATTCATCCGCTAAGCTTTGAAAGACGTTAGAACCTTTCACTTTTTTGCTTTCAGGGTCGTAATAAATCACGCACAACGAAGGGTCAATTTGATGCACGTGATTCGGGTGTAAGCTGCGTAATTGCGTTGCTGCCGAATCGCGCTGCATTGCTTTAGCGTTCATTTTACGCTCGCGTAGTAACCTATTTACCGTGCTTTTACTCATAAAGTCGTACCCGTTTTGGCTGAGTATTGAAATTGCGTTGGGCACTTCCATCATTTGCTTGCCGTTGCTGCGATTGCCGGTATGTAAAGTGGCGGCAACCATTTCTAGTGCAGTTTCGTCTTGAGCCGTTTTTCCTTTGTCACTTCTGGTTTTACGCTTGCTATATTTCAAGCCATGTCTATCCATTTCTCGGTACAGCTTGTGGTGATTCGACCAGCCAAAATAAGCAAGCGCATCGCTAATGATGCTTTGTTTGGTGCCATGCGCAGCTTTTTCTAGTTTCAAAGCAAAATTGCGCAAGGCATCAAAATAATCATGATTTACAGTGGCTGACATGGTCGCTCCTTATTCAGCATTTACTGGCGTAGCTAACTGTTTAATTAATTCCCAGTTAGCTTTCGGTTGATTGGCAAAGTTGCCCATGCTGTGATCAAACTCATCAAACAACGCCGCCGCGCGTTGCAAGGCTTCAAAAAAAGCGGTGTGGGCCTGCGGAATTGCAATTTCTAAAGCACGTTCTAACGCCGTTTCTTGCACTGGGTTGTTGCATTCCATCAGCTTAGTGTTTAGCTGTAGTGCTAAGTCAGACATTTGCATAGCCGCCTCAACCACGCGTAAAGAAGCTTTTTTAGATATTTCTTCAATATCTTTAGTCAGCTCTGAATAGTCGTTCGGTTTTAGGCGCTTCTCTTCCAACTTGATTCTGAGCGATTCAGACTCTTCTTGAGCTTTGCTGTACAAGCTGCGGTTTGCGTTCAAATTGGCTTTAAGGCTGTCTATTTCTTTGGTTTTGTTCGCAAGCTCTGACTCTTTATCGTCTAATTCTTTTTGATGCTTTTCGTCCAATTCGTTAATCAACTGCTGGACGTCTTCTTTTGTCACCTCAGGTTTAGACGTATATTCAGCGACAATCGCTTGCTCGTCATCTGGTAGCTTGCGAGCAAGGCGTAGGGTTTTGGTATTTACTCCTAATCTGTCAAACGCTTCGGCAGCCTCCAAGCCAAACTGTTTCAGATTTGCCAATCTTTCATTAACTACACCTTTCGAGGAGCCTATAAATTGGCAGAAACCTTCCCAAGTATCGGCGGCCGCCGCCGTTTCTCCGTTTGGTAAAATGAATCGTTTGCCTTTGTATGCCTTGTATAGCTTGCGTTCTCTGATTTCTTCCAGTTTCTGTAAAGAGATGGCGTCGCCCAATTTAGCGAAAGAGTTCGCCATTTGTATTTGCCCAACAAGCGTATTCAACTCGTCACGAGATTCACCATAACCATCGTTTAATTTTTGGTATAACGCAGCTTCTTCTGCTGTGGTCATATCCATTACATCTTTGTTATTTGTGGTCATCATTACCCCCTAAAAACCAGCGTATGTAGACGCGTCTTGGCGTAATTGCTCTCGCGCAACACGCAGCGAATGTTCAACTTTATGTGAAATGCCACCCACTTTAGGTGTTAAACGATATAAACGATTATTGTGAGGGGTTTTCTCTAACCACTCAGCTTGAGCAAGGTTGCTCAGAATGCGACCCGCTTCGGTGCTTTGAACGTTTAATGCCTTCGCTAACTCTGCTTGGCTAATACCGTGTGCAATGTGCTCAGACAAAAATTCAATAGCAGATAAGGTTCTAATAATTTGATTACTAGCCATTGTGATCTCCTAGCAAATCTGGCTGCTTAAAATGTTCTAATTCCGACTTGTGGTAAGCCAAATCTTGTAGCATTGCCATAATCATGTTGGTTGTTTCATCAACACTACATTCACCGTTGTAAAAGTTGATAATTTGACTACCCACTTGAGCCAGTGCGACTTGTAGCTCGGCTAACTCTTTAGCTTCGGCCTTGCGCCCAGTTGGAATTTTTACAAGCATAAACCCCTGTGAAGCGGCGCTATACTTGGTAAACAACGGAATACCACAAGTTTGCTCAAACGCGATCAGGCGATTAACCGGCAATTTGGCATCCGCCAGGTAGCCATACATTTGCGATTTACTCGCCATCCCAAGTCTGTCCATAATGCGTTCAACGCTTAAATTGTGCTTTTCTTTGGCGTGTTGTAGGCATTTATCTAAGGCGTCCACTGGATCGTGGCCCGACACATACTTCCAATTTCGTTTAGGCATGTTTGCCTCCAGACATACTAATAACCGTTCGTCCGTTGTCGTTGCGCTCACGTACAAAAACAAACTCACAAATGTCCAGTTTCGATGTGACCAAACTGCTGCTTAAATTAGCGGCATACACATACAACGAAAGGGCATCAAAATGGCTACCCGAATCGAAAAACCAACACAGCTTCAAAGTGAGCAAATTGGCTGGCCGAGTCAGCTTGGCTTTATTGGGTTTACGCAAACACGCAAGCTGTTCATCACTGGCAAGCAAATCAGTAAAGTCAGGTGTTTGATTAATACTTTGCTGAGTTACCCGCCACACCAGCGCGTGCTCTGTGTTCAATTGGGGCTGAGCATTGGGTGCGATGTTATGCTTGCTTTGCAAACCTTGGTTTGGCGTAAGTGGCTTATAGAGCAAACTATCCATATCTCACCTCCTTGTTGGCTTGACTATTTACTACAGCCAGTCGAACTGACGGAAAACACGCAGCGGTTTTTTGTCGGCTTTCCAAATAATGCGGAGGTGTGATAATGCCAAGTATTTCTAACTTTCTGCGTAACTCGCGGCAATATCTTTTACTGACACCCAGCGCGGCAGCCATGTTTTTAAATTGCATATCGGTTTGGCATAACTTAGCCAAGTTACGCAATAAGCGGCGGTGCTCGGTGCTAATTCGCTTAGCTAAAATTAAGCTGTGGCAGGCTGCCAATTGCTGCTTTTGTTGTTCGCACAGCTGCAACAATTCAGCGTGCGTTAAGTTATTTAAGTCGTTCATTGGGGGCGTCCTTGTTAACTGGCAAGCAGCTGCTCTAACTCAGCTTGTTTTTCTTGTTGCTGGCGAAGCTTTGCGTATGTTTGTACTTCGGGAAAAACCTCACAAACAGGTTTACCAATGGCTTTTGCTAACTTCTCAGCAATGAAATTTGAGGTGATATGGCGATTAATTACGCCACTAACAGTGTTGGGAGACTTGTTAATAGCACGGGCAAGCATTGCAAGTGTGTAGCCCCGAGCGTTTAATTCGTCTTTAATTTCTTGTGGTGTCATTGTATATTACCCTCTTGTTTGTGCTTTGTTGCAAGGGTTTGGCGATTGTTGCAACAAGGCGTGTTTAAGATGTTTTAAATATAGTGCCCAAATGTGGGCATGTCAACATAAAAGTGACCATATATGGGCAGTTTTTTGCAATCAGAACGAAAACGGCTTGGCCTAACTGCGTCTGATGTTCAACAACAAATTGAAGTAGGCCGCTCTACGTACACCCGCTGGGAGGCTGGACAACCTATTCCTTCTGATAAGTTGAATGCACTTGCCAGCATTGGTTTTGATATTGGCTTTGTTGTTACTGGGCATAGATCGCAAGTTGATGAATCTGCACTGGCCGATTGCATTGAAATTCTTGAAGACGTAATACAAGAGACAGGTAAGCACTACACGGCTACCCAAAAAGCAAAAATAATAGCCGTACTTTACGAAGAGTACACCGAAGACACCGAAAGTATCACAGCAGAAAAAATTCAAAGGCATTTAAGATTGGTTTCGTAACACTCTGTTCAGGGAAAGGGGTATGGATAGAAAAGAACAATTAAAAGATAAGTTAAGGCTAATAGTCGGGAATGAATGTTCAAGCCCACAAACGACCACGCCAACCAGTATCAATGGTAACCACAATGTAGTCGCAATGGGCAATATAAATATAGAACACAAACCAGCTCCGGTTGTACAAAAACTGGTACCGGGCGAGCAACATATTTCTGATCAGCAAGCATACGAGATAAAACAACTGGTTGAAAAAATCGTATCGCTAGAAAGATATAGCAAAGCTGATGCAGCGAAGCTTGGTTATGCAGGAGTCTGGAGTGCGTTTAAACGTAAGTTTAGAGTTACCCGTTACCAGCTTTTACCAGCAGAACAGTACGAACAAGCAATTCATTACTTATTAAATGAAGTCGGTAAGCAAAGTCAAAATGGCAAAGAACAAAGCCAAAACGAATGGCGTAAGCGTCGCTATGCTTACATTCACACAAATGTTAAAAAGTTAGGGTTGCAGGAAGAAAAAGACGACTACCTAGCCATAAACTTTGGAGCAGCATCGTTAAAAGAATTGAACGATGATGAGCTACAGCAGGTTTATGCGTGGGTGGCTAAAAAGAAACAAGCGCGATAGTTTGTAACTGATTGTAGTTTTAAGCAATTTTTTGTCTTTGAAGTAATTGGAAAATTCAAAACACGGAGAAAGGATATGAATAAATTGGTTATAATTTTGGCTAGTTCGATATTATGTAGCGCTGCACATTCAGCTGTTTATAAGTGTACAGAGCAGAATGGTAAAATTATTTTTTCTGGAACACCATGCAAAGAAAACCAGAATACAGAATTGCTGAATATTAAAGTACCCACGTCTAATTCCCAAGTTGAACATGAAGAAGGCAACACAGAACCCGATTATGTTAGAGAGAGTAAGGAAATTTCTCATAGGCTTAAGATAGAAAGCGTTAAAAGAAAAATCAGAAAACGTGAACGCGAAATTAACTTTTTGATGGATGAAATGGACGCTAAGTTATCCGCTATTAGAAAGAAAAAGTCATATGCTTCCAATAATTTAGCAGGTGCTGAATGGGAAACTTCGTTGAGTGCAGAGATGCAAGCCATAACCTCTCAATATAATGTCAGGGTTGAAATGGAGCGTGAGAAAATTAAGCAGCTTAATAGTCAACTTGCCACTTTGGAAAGTAGCACAGAGTGATTTTTAGCTGATTTTATGAAGATTATTTAGGTTTAAACAATAATGGTTTTTGGAATTAACTAGTGATGGAGAAGGACATGACAAAGTATAGAAATTTATTGACCGAAATTTACGGTGATGAAATTGGTGATGTAGTTGGCTGTGGTTTAGATAGGCTAAGCAGTGAAGTTTGCGATACGGTTATTACCAACGCTGTGATATTTTACTCAACTTTTAAAAATCAAATTAAAACGTTTCCTATTGGCGCACGCCGAGAAGCCATTCAATATTATGTTGAATCGGGTTATCAGGTTCCTGAGTATATTTTATCGCGATTTAGCGATGATTTGGCGAAAGCGATTGATAAGAATTCTTATAAAATCGAATTTTGGAAAGTTACTGCTGGTAGCGAAAAACAAGATGGAATCCTTGATTCCGTTACAATTAATGGACAGGAAATTGTGTCTTTAGTAAAGGAATATGCAATGGCTACCAATCGTTCCATGAAAACTATTCAGGATGTTGAATCAATTTTGAAAGAAATGGCCTGTCACAATGTTAATAGTATTAACGATTAAAGGGTAGATGGAATGAATAACAAAAACGTGTTTAGCTTATTTTATGACACAGTGTCGACTGACGACCATACAATTGATGCTTCGGTTTTAGGAAAGAGCCTAATATCAATTAGTGAATCAATTGAATTTGCCGACAAGTTCATAAATGGGGAAGATTCTGAAGTTAAAATTAAAGTTGTTGCAAGTCATGAGGGCTCATTCGGCGTCGAATTTGAAGTGGTTCAAATTTTGCAAACAGCCAAAGATATTTTAAAAATTATAGGTATAACCGCAGGGGCTGGAGCCGCAAGTGCTGGAACGGTATTAGGAATTATTGAAGCACTGAAAAGTCGAAAGGTAGTAGCTACAATTGACAATGATCAAGGCAATTCTACTATTGAGTTGGATGATGGTAGTTTTGTTGAATGTACTTCAGAAGTTAAAAAACTTGTCACCAACTCGGTTTTTAGGAGTAAAATAGAACCTGCTTTTGTTAACCCTTTAACGTCGGAACCTGGCAGCAAAATTAAATTTGTAGACGAAAACCAAAACGTTTTGCAAGAATTTGAATCAGAAAGATTGACGCATTTTAAGAAAACATCTAAACAGACAATTGTTGAAGAAACTTTCGAAGATAAAGAGGTTGAATTGAGATTTACACAAGTAAATTTTGAGTCTAAAAATGGCTGGAGAGTTGATTATTTGAACGAGAACCTTGGTGTTCGGATGAATGACGAAGGCTTTCTTGCTCGAATTAGCGAGAGAAAAGAAAATTTTGTAAAAGGTGACTTGTTTAAGGTGATCCTCAGGAAGTCTACTAAAATTGAAAGTGGTAAAGCACCAAGTGAGAAACTTTCGATTGAAAGAGTCGTGAGACATCGAGTTAATAAAGAAAGGAAAATTTTGTAAATTTATATGAATACTGAACTACACCACATTATCTTTGAAATAGGTTTATACATTGGCCTCATGTGCATGTCGCCAATGATTTTCCAATTTTTTAGATTGTTGTCACGTTTTGCAACGTTGTGGTTGTGTCATCCTGAAGCAGAAATTACAGTGAAAGAAAACGGCCAATCAAGGACGATTAAATTTAAGGGCAAAAAAGACAGTGAAATTGTAGATGTACTTGTAAAGTTGAAAAAGGATTGCAATGAGCGAAAATAAAAAAGCCAATAACGCCTCTTCAATTTTCACTACTTCAGGCTTGTCGACCGTTTTTATCTCACTGTTTGAGTTGTTTCTAGTTGGAGATGTAAAGTCTGCCCTAATAATTCTGAGCCCTATTTTTTCAGGTCTTTTAGTTTTTCTTTGGCAGATTTTTTATGCTCAAACGATGTGCCTACCGCCTGGAGCGTATGTCACGTTAAAGAGACTTCAGAAGCAAGCCAAGCATATTGAATCCTGCCTTGAATCGGCTATTCAAACTAAAGACAAGAAATACTGGAATGAACAGTTACTGGAAAATCAGAAAGCTATTAGTAATTTATATGATGTATCTAAATAGATTGCGGTTAACTAAAAAACTTAAGTAACAAAAATCCTTTAACCCAAGTTACATGCCCAAAAACCACGCAATAATCCATTCTATAGCCACGTTTTTAAACCAAATCCGTGGCTATTATGACTCCCCAAAAAAACACCTAATTTTACAGGCTGAACATCCCAGTTTTGATATTTCAAAATTTGCATTTTTAATGCAGTACCCCAGCGCCTTTGTCGATGCAATGCTGTTTGTGTTAGTGGTTGAAGGCGCATTAAAAAGCAATGGCGGCCAAACTAACCACCATAACGACAAAGGCGGTTTAACCCGCTTTGGCCTCAGCCAAAAATACAATAACGAAATTGATGTTACCCAGCTTACGCTCGAAAGCGCCGTGGCGCATTATTACAAAAAATACTACCTCACACCTCGTATAAACCTATTACCCCACTACATACAGCCAGCTGTGTTTGGTGCATACGTTAATGCAGGTGTAGACGAATCCATCAAGTTTTTGCAAATAAGCTGCGGTGCCGCGGCCGACGGTGTCATAGGCCCGCAAACCATTAGCCATGCAAAAGGTCGCAAACCCAGTACATTACTAGCCGATTTTTTAAGCCGTCGGGGGCGGATTATAGCCTGACTGCTGCGAGCGATTGCAGCCAGTCGGGCTATTTACGTGGTTGGTTACGTCGCACCTATTTGCAGCTTCAGTATTCCATTGCCATTTGTGAAGAACAGGAGGCCGCTCATGGTTAAAGTGTTTCGCGCTGTGCTAATTGCGGTATTAGAAAAACTGCTCATGGCCGCCATTACCGTTGATGTGCTTTTGCCACTGGCTATCAAGCTACTGCGCAAAGCGGCTTCACTTTCCACCACCAAAGTGGATGACCAGTGGGTGGATGGCATAGAAAACCAGTTAATCAAAAATGGTGATTTACCACCCCAAGAAAACAAGGACACGTCAAATGGATAATGCCGACAGAGCGCAAGCGCTTATTGATATGCGATTAAACCAAGCTCTACAAGCCAACAAAGCTAAATTTACCGGTGCCGACGTAGACGAGATATTTTGCAGAAAGTGCGGCCTAGAAATTCCACAACAGCGACGTGACGCAATTCATAGCTGTAAACACTGCATCGATTGCCAGCAAATAATCGAACGGCGGCAACGGCAGCAACTGGGGAAATAACATGGATTTTATACTGGAGTGGTGGAAAGCCTTTATTGCCATAGCCTGCGCCATAGTTGCTGCAGGCGCGTTGGCTTGGTTGCGTAGTACATTTGTAAGCAAAAAAGAGTTTGAGCAGCACAAGCAACGCTTATCCGATATTGAAAAAACAATTGAAGACTTGCCAAGCTCAGACGATTTACACGAGCTAGACAAACGCTTAATAGAGGTCGGCGGCAAAATAGATTCGTTAACACCGCAGCTTAACGACGTTAAAAAACTCACTGACTTATTAATGGAAAACGAACTGAGAGGATCGCGAAATGGCGATTAAGCAAATTAAATCAGAGCACACCCGACTGAGCATCTTAATTGCACTAACTGAAGATGCTGGGTATTCGCTTAACAGCAGCATGATTTGTGATGTTTTAAAACTCTACCATCTAAAATGCAGCCGCGACGAAGTACACACAGAATTGGCTTGGTTAGAGCGCAATGGCTACGTCACACTAGAAAAATTAAGCGCGAATACTTGGCTGGCTACCATCACACAAAACGGTTTTGATGTGGTAGAAGGCAATATTGTTGCACCAGGCATTAAACGTCCTGGACCACGGAGTCAGCTATGAGCGAATCAGTCCGCCGCGGCAAACCCAGCAAAGTTGATCTACTGCCAGAAGATATCAAAAAGCGTTTAGACGAAATGCTACGCGATAAAAGGTTTAGCCAGGGCGAAATACTAGACGAAGTTAACCGGCTTATTATTGAATCCGGCTTAGATGACGGCGCAACCATTAGTAAAAGCGGCCTGAGTCGTCACGCACAAAAAACCGAGGCCATTGGCCAAAAGCTGCGTGAACTGCGTGAGTCAACCAAAGCGTTAACCGCAGAACTGGGCGAAAAGCCAACCGGTGATACAACTAAACTCATTTTAGAGATGGGCCGTTCACAGTTGTTTAAAGCCATGCAAAAACAATTGATGAACCCAGACGAAGATGACGATGTTGACATAGGCATGATCAAAGATGCCATGTTAGCTGCCCAGCGTTTAGAAAACACCGCAATGGCCGCACATAAACGCCAAGCTGAAATTGAAAAAGCCTATGCCGAAAAACTGGCTCAACAACTGGACGAAAAAACCAGCAACGAGTTTGTACCCCAGTCACGTGAAGAAATGCTGGCGTTCTTTAAACATGACATTTTGGGTTTGAAACATGACTGAGCAAGCCCCACTTTCTAAAATTGCGGGTTCATTAGCAATTGCGCTGCAATCAGATATTTTATTTGGTTATCAAAAAGAATGGATGCAAGACCAATCCGTTATCAAAATAGCGGATAAATCACGCCGTACCGGTTTAACCTTTGCTGAAGCTGCTGATGATGTAATGTGTGCCTCACAGCCAGTAAACGCGCAAAATACCTATTACCTTGGCTCAGATAAAGAAATGGCCAAAGAGTTTATAGATGCTTGTGCCTTTTGGGCGCGTAAACTCAACATGGTCATGACCGAAATTGAAGAAAGCATCTTTGAAGACGAAGATGAAGACGGCAATAAAAAAAGCATTAAATCGTTTGAAATTAAGTTTCCCCACTCGGGTAAAAAAATACTCGCGCTTAGCTCAAACCCTCGTAACTTGCGTGGCCGTCAAGGTAACGTGGTTATTGACGAGGCAGCATTCCACGACAGATTAGACGAAGTATTAAAAGCGGCAATGGCGCTGACCATGTGGGGCGGCAAGCTGCGTATTATCTCAACCCATAACGGCGTTGATAACCTGTTTAATACACTTATCACTCAAGCCCGCCGCGGTGAGAAAAACTATTCAGTACATCACATACCCATTGATAAAGCCCTCAAACACGGGCTGTACAAGCGTATATGTTTAATTAGCGGTCAAGAATGGTCGCAACAAAAAGAAGACAACTGGCTAAAAGAGCAAGTTAACTTTTACCCAACCGAAGAAGCCGCCAACGAAGAGCTGTTTTGTGTGCCTAGCCAAGGTGCAGGCCAGTACCTAAGCCGCCGAGTGCGTGAGCGTGCGTTATCCGAACATTGCAAAGTTGTGCGCTATACAGCACCAAAAGACTTTGAAATATGGACAGAAGAGCAGCGCGTAACCGATGTACAAAAATGGTGTGAAGATCAGCTGCTGCCATTACTTGAAAAACTCAGGCCAGACTTAAGCCACGCCTTTGGTGAAGACTTTGCCCGCAAAGGCGATTTATCTGTATTCAGTATTGGTGAAATTAAACAAGATACCAAGCTTGAAGTACCGATTATGGTTGAGCTGCGTAACGTAACTTACGATCAGCAGCGCCAGATTATGTTTTATATAACCGAGCGCTTGCCACGCCTGCGCGGTTTAGCCTTTGATGCCACGGGTAACGGAGGCTACTTAGCAGAAGCCGCCATGCTTAAATTCGGTAGTGAAATGGTGGATTGTGTTCACCTTTCACAAAACTGGTACCGCGAATGGATGCCAAAAGTTAAAGACTACTTTGACATGGCCAATATTGCTCTACCAAAAGACCAAGACGTATTAGACGACCTAGGCCAAATCAAACTTAAAAACGGTATAGCGCAAGTAGATAAAGGTAAAAACGAAGGCAGCGATGGCAATAAACGCCACGGCGACGCTGCGATATCTATAGCCATGTTAGTACGCGCCGCAGAAATGGACGGCAGTGCCATAGAATACACAAGTTTACCCGGCAAAGGCGGTTTATACGGCCAAGCCGATGACGATTTAGATGACCTACCCAACACAGGTACAGGTGGCTGCTGGTAACAGTAAGCGGCTTAAACTCCCCGAGGCAAAAAATGAAAACAAGCAAAATACTAGATAAATGGGGCAACCCCATTAATGTTGAACTAGACGAACCACAAACCGAATCCAGCGCTAAACTTGCCCAGTTGCACAACCATTATGGCGAGCATCCAAGTGGCGGTTTAACCCCAAGCAAAGCAGCGCATATTTTGCGCGAGGCCGAACGCGGCCAATTAATTGCCCAGTGCGAACTCGCCGAAGACATAGAAGAAAAAGACGCCCACGTACAATCAGAGCTAGGTAAACGCCGTCTCGCCATGCAGTCAGTACCTTGGAATATAGTGCCGCCACCAAACGCCAGCGCAGCCGAACAGCGTGACGCAGAAATGATAGAAGAGCTTTTGCGCAACGCCACATGGTTAGACGAAGCCATATTTGATGCAGGCGACGGCATATTAAAAGGCTTTAGCAACCAAGAGCTAATATGGGACTTTTACGACAACACCCACGTTATAGAAGCCTGCGAATATCGCGACCCATCTTGGTTTCAAGTAAACCCAGATAACCGCAACCAAATAACCTTGCGCGACGGTTCGCACCAAGGCGAAGCCCTGCGGCCATTTGGCTGGTTGGCCCATCAACACAAATCTAAATCTGGCTATTTATCGCGCCACGGTTTAATTCGGGTATTAGTTTGGCCATTCTTATTTAAAAACTACTCAGTGCGCGATTTAGCCGAGTTTTTAGAGATATATGGCTTACCGCTGCGCTTAGGTAAATACCCAGCCGGAGCCACCGAAAAAGAAAAAATGACCTTGCTGCGTGCGGTTATGAGCATAGGCCATAACGCGGGTGGCATTATACCCAAAGGCATGGAGCTTGAATTTGAAAAAGCAGCCGACGGCGCTAGCGATCCCTTTATGGCCATGATCAACTGGTGCGAAAAATCACAAAGTAAAGCCATACTGGGCGGCACACTCACCAGCCAAGCCGACGGTAAAACCAGCACCAACGCACTGGGCAATGTACACAACGAAGTGCGCACCGAAATACGCGATGCCGATTTAAAACAACTGCAAAACACCTTAACGCGCGATATTGTTTACCCACTTTACGCGCTAAATGGCAAAACATACCAAAACCCACGCCGTTGCCCACGCTTTGAATTTGACACAACCGAACCGGAAGACATAGCGCAATTAGCCGACCCACTTAGCAAATTTGTGGAAATGGGTATGCGCATACCAACCCAATGGCTACACGAAAAAACTAAAATACCAGTCGCTAATAAGGATGAGGCTGTATTGAGTTTTTCTAACATTCAGCCCGTTAATAAAAATGCTGAAAATGCTGCACTGCGCAATATAGCAGTGCTAAAGCAGCAACCTGAAGCTGAACCAGACAGCGCTGACTTATTAACTGAACAACTTAAACAAAAAGCGGCTCCTGCATTAAATCAATGGCTGGGCCGTATTGAGCAAATGGTTGAAGATGCTACCAGTTTGCAAGGTTTAATGGATGAGCTCTTAACGCTGGAAGATGAGTTAAGCGATTCAGAAATGATTAGCGTGATGCAACATGCATTTGCCACAGCTGAATTAGCTGGCCGTTTTGATGTTCAGGAAGGTGAATAATGCCTAGCGCTCAGTATGGCAGCTTACCCTTTAAACCTGCCATTGCGTTTTATCGCAATAAATTAAACCTGCCAAGTGAGCGTTGGGCCGATGTATGGAAAGCTCAGCATAATGTGGCTTTTACAGTTGCGGGAGCCACTAAAACCGATTTAATTGCCGATTTTAGATTAGCGGTTGATGATGCTATTGCCAACGGTAAAAGTTTATCCTGGTTTAAATCTGAGTTTAAAAATATTGCTAAAAAGCATGGTTGGGAATACAACGGCTCACCCGGTTGGCGTTCTGATGTGATTTACCAAACCAATATGCGCCAGGCATATAATGCAGGCCGATATGAGCAACTGCAAAACTTTGAGTTCTGGCGGTATGCGCATGGCGATAGTTTGCATCCCAGACAAGATCACTTGTTTCATGATCAGCGCATACTACCTAAAACTGATCCATGGTGGCAGGTGTGGTTCCCACAAAATGGTTGGGGCTGCAAATGCAAAGTGTTTGGTGAAAGCAAACGCAGCTTAAAACGCAAAGGTTTAACGCTATCAGAATCACCCAAAATAGAGCGCTATGAATGGGTAGATAAAAAAACAGGTGAAGTTCATCAGGTACCCAAAGGCATTGATCCGGGCTTTGATTATTCGCCGGGACAAACCAGCCACTTAAAACAAGTTAAAAAAGAAGTTAAGAAAAAACCACCATTGGCCGAACGTTTACCAAAACGCATTGTGCCATCTGCGTTTAGTACGGTTCGTGGTGTTGATGCAGCCGGTATCGATAATCTGGTTAAGCAGTTGCCGGATAAACAGCAAAAAGAACTGGCTGATTTTTTAAAACAGAAACAAACCAAAACCGTGTTTGTTAAACAAACAGAAATGGGCCGTGGCAAAGCATCACAAAAAATTGCGCCAGATATTGCGGCTTATTTAGGCGTAGATGATTTTTATGCCAGAATGCAGTTCACAACCCGACAGCCCAAATACGTGGGCGGGTTTACCAGCGTTGGTTTTGAGCATGTTGTTGTTAAAGTTTCAGCTAAGAACAGCCTCAAAAAAGCAAACATGCCCGGTATTTTAAAAGAAAGTGAGCAAGTGCTGGAACGTTCCCAAACTAATACCGGGCCAGCTGAGTTTACAGTTAGGAACCGTCCCGGAAAAACCTATAAGCTAGATTGGACAATTAGCGATGCAGTGGAACGGGTAGACAGTGACAATTCAGCAGTATTTGTTACCTGGCTGCATGAGCTGGGCCATCAAGTGCATTATTACGCGGGCGCACCAGAGTTTGCTAACACCTTATCGTTCGTAACCAAATACGGCGCAGTGAATAAGTTTGAAAGCTTTGCCGAAAGTTTTACGGCTTACATGTTGGCACCTGCTAAACTTAAAAATTGGCAACCTGAATTATATGAGTTTATTGAGCGCAGTATACAAACCGCCATTACTTCAACGGAGAAAAAACGATGACATTGTTAGAGCAAGCAACAGCCTTATTTGATGTTGATATAACCGTAGATACCGCTCGCAAATTATTAGAGTTGGAAGAACAAGCCAACGGTAATGAGGCAAAAAAAATCAGTGAGTTGTTTGAAGCATTTGCCGCAGCTGCTTCGGAAGAAGTTTATAAAGAAGCATTTCGAAAAGGGTATATTTAATGGCGGGCGCTAACGTATCCATTGATTTAAATGGCGACAATAAAATTGTGGATGTGCTACAAGATATGCTTGATCGTTCCATGAATTTAGAGCCCGCGTTTAATCAAATTGGTGAATATCTAATTGAGTCACACCAAGCCCGCTTTGAGCTTGAAATTACGCCCGATGGCGATTTGTGGGAACCACTATCACCCGAAACTTTAAAAGCAAAGACACCTGAAAATAGAATATTGCAAGACTCAGGTACGCTACGTGATAAGTTAAGTTACGAAATCAGTGCAACCAGTTTAAATTTTGGTACTAACATGGAATACGGTGCCACTCATCAATTTGGCCGTGAAGCAGACGGCATACCGCAACGCGAATGGTTGGGTTTAAGCACCGGCCAATGGAATGACGAAACCGAAATACTAGACATTTTAGGTGATTTTTTACTAGATGAATAAAACGCCCTGAATCGCATTTTAAGCGCTCCATTTATTTTTTGCTTGTCATTGAGCGTTTTAAGATGAAACAATAGCTCAGAAATCGACAGAAATTCAAACAGCAACATTTCCGCAGCGCTTTTTTACCCCACACGCCAAAAATCAACCAATAACCATTAAAAACCTTTAACTCAGGTTATATGACCTAATCAGCTTCAGCGCATTAACCTACAGCTCAATCGAATTGATTTGTTTAATCAAGATCACGGTTTAGGAGCTGAATCATGTTTGAAAACCCGCTTGCCATATTAACCGCAACTCAACTGCCGGGCATGGCTGTATTAACCAGTGAGTTAAATACAGTTGATAACGACGGCTGGGTGCAGTTGTTACCCGATGGCGAGTTTAGTGCAATTGATGGCCGCCCACATGACGTACCCAATAAAAAATGGAAACTCACCCCAGAGCGCGCACAGCAGCTTATTAGCCAAGCGCAATTACGTGCAAACGACTTAGTAATTGATTACGAACACCAAACCCTACAAGCCGATAAAAACGGCAATCCAGCGCCAGCCAGCGGTTTTTTTAAAGATATGGAATATCGCCCCGGCAAAGGTTTGTATATAAAACCAAAGTGGACAGAACGCGCCCAGGCGTTTTTGAAAAATGGCGAGTATCGCTATATCTCTGCTGTTTTTCCATATGACAAAACCACAGGTGAGCCAACTGAAATAAGAATGGCGGCACTTACTAATTACCCAGGACTAGACGGCATGGACGCTATTGCTGCTTTAGCCGCTGAAAAATTTACCCAACACCAACCCAACACGGGAGCACCCGAAATGAATAAGCACTTAAAAAACTTACTGGCCAAACTTGGTATTGAAGTTGGCGATGAAATGACCGACGAACAAGGCATTGCAGCGTTAACTGCGTTAGCCGGTTTACAAGCCAAAGCGCTGCAAGCAGATGAGTTAACCGACCAGGTTGCTGCGTTAAAAGCGAATCCGGGCAATGTCGATTTAGCTCAGTACGTACCTATTTCAACTTATAACGCGGTTGTCGGTGAACTGGCCGTATTGCGCCAAGACTCAAACACCCAATCAATTGAAAGCTTAATTGAAGATGCTCAGGCCGACGGCAAAGTTGTTGCAGCCGAAGTTGAATACTTAACAAAACTTGGCAAAGAAAATGGCGTTGCAGTTTTAAAGGGCGTGCTTGATGCACGACCAGCGATTGCTGCATTAAAAGGCAAACAAACCACAGAAACCAAACCGCCTCAAGATGACAACGCCAAGGGCAATTTAACCGCAGAAGACCTAGCCGTGCTTAAAGCGACTGGATTAACTGAAGACGAATTTATGGCTGCGCGTAAAGCCCAGGCGTAAGCCAAAGCTTTATTGCATTTTAATTCAAAAAGTAAAGGTAAAGACTATGCCAGCAAGAAGACAAAGCGGTAAACGCGCCTACCCAGTAAAAGCAGGCGCAGTGTTAACAGGTAATCGCCCTGTGTTATTGGCCGCAGGTTTAGCTATTGCGGTAACAGATAACAACTCAGCCTTATCGGCAGGTGTTGCAACCATGCTCGCAGACAATGCCAATGGCGCTGATAGCGCAATTATGGTGGAAGTAGACACCGGCGAACACAAGTTTCAAACGTCTGATATTACCGCCGCAAACGTAGGGCAAACAGCCTACTTTGTGGATGATGGTGAGGTGTCCATTTCATCTAGCACCAATACACGCGCCCCAGCGGGCAAAATAACACAAGTCGACACTGACGGCGTGTGGGTTGAGTTGGGCGTTTAACCGCTTAACTAAAACTGTAACCAAATTTACAAATTAGGAGCCAGCAATGGACATTACTAAACAAACCTTATCGTCACTTTATACCGCAGTAAACGCCGCTTTTGCGCGCGGTTTAGCCATGCACTCACCACAATGGTCGAGCATTGCAACCGAAATGCCTAGCTCAACCAGCCAAGAAAATTACGAATGGCTAGGTGAGTTTTCAGCGCTTAAAAAGTGGATTGGTGACCGTCAAATAAACAAAGCAAAAGCGCACAGCTATGCCATTAAAAACGAAAAATACGAAGGCACAGAAGGCATACCAGCCGATTACATAGAAGATAACCGCTACCCAGCTTTAATGAAAAAGTTTGAAGACATGGGTTATGCCGCACAAACACATCCTGATCAACTTGTTTTTGCATTATTAGCAAACGGCTTTACCCAAACATGTTACGACGGCCAAAACTTTTTTGATACCGACCACCCGGTCGGTAAAGAAGGCCAAGAAGAATCAGTTTCAAATATGCAAGCAGGTTCAAACCCCGCATGGTTTTTGTTAGACACGCGCCGCCCATTAAAACCGTTAATTTTTCAAAAACGCCGCGACTATCGCTTACAAGCTAAAACCGATGCGGGCAATTCAGACCACGTATTTATGACAGATGAATACTTGTACGGCGTAGATGCGCGGGTAAACGCGGGCTTTGGATTTTGGCAATTAGCCTTTGGTTCGAAAGCCACGCTAGACGAAGACAATTTTAACAGCGCAATGGAAACCATGATGGGCTACAAGTCAGACCAAGGACGCAAGCTAGGTGTCATGCCTAACCTGCTTGTGGTTGGCCCTAAAAACCGTGCAAAAGCCAAAAAGGTTATTGAAGCCGAAAACAAAGCGCAAGGTGAAAGCAATACCAACTACAAAGCCGTTGAAGTGTTAGTTGTGCCTTGGCTTGAATAACAACCCTTGGAGCAGGCGCAAGGATGAACCTTGGGCAAGGCAGCCCATTTTTTAAACTAAATCTGAACATAGGAAAAACATGAAATGGCGAAACGCTTACAAATACTTTGCAGTGCACCTACTGGCTATCGCCGAGGCGGCGTCAAACTCAACAATGGTGTTAACCAGATTGCGGCAGATAAGTTTACCCAAACGCAAATGCAGCAACTCAAAGCTGATCCGAAACTCAGCGTATCTGAAATTGAAGATAAACCAGATTCAAGTGCAGATTCGTCGGGGAACGTGGACGGTGACACATCATCAAGCCGTGTAACTCGTAAATCGAAAGCAACTGCCGCGGAGTAACCCAATATGTATGCGACTCTAGTGGATATGGTAGCGCGTTTCGGTGAAGACGAGCTTATTTTACTCGCACAGCGCGACGACAGCAGTGTTGAGTTTGATGAGGTTGTAAACCAAGCCCTGCAAGACGCAACAGCCGAAATTAACGGCTATATCGCGGGTCGCTATACATTGCCACTTGCGCAAACGCCAGAGGTTTTAAAACGTAACTGTTGCGATATAGCGCGCTACTTATTAAGTGACGACCGCGCGCCCGAGCAAGTCGAAAAACGCTATCAAGCAACCATCCAGTTTTTGCGCAGTGTTGGTAAAGGCGAGCTGAGTTTAGGCTTGTCGAACAACCAACCCAGCGAAAATGTTGGTACAGTTGCAGTGATTATGTCAGACGGCCACACATTCAGCCGCCAAAAAAGCAAAGGATTTATCTAATGTTGGATATTGGCGACAACTACTTAGCGGCAGAGTCGCACTTAATTAGCGTGCTTGAAAAGGTTGAAGGCTTTAAAGATGTGTGTTCAACCAATGATTTGGCAGAAGTAGAAGAGCGCAGCCAAAAAGCGCCTTGCGCCCATGTTATTTATTTTGGTGACCGTGTACCTGATGTTTCAAATGGCGGTATACAAACCCAGGTCATGCAAATTTGGCTTGTGGTAATAGCTGTTCGTCAAGGTCGCGACACCAATGCAGAGGCAGGAAAGTTAATACGTGCAACGCTACAGCAACTGCAAAAAGACAGTTTTGTGCCAAAAATTGGCGCACTTAATCGAGTTAATTCACCCGCAAGGCCGCGCTACACTAAAGGTTTTGCATATTACCCACTGGCGTTTAGCGTCAATTTTAGACTAAGAGGATAACCATGAACGGTTTATTATTATCAGGCGACATCTTTATTGATCGTTTAAGCGACACGGGTGTAAGCCAAGGTAAAATCGGGCCTATTAACGTAACGCAGTTAGCGATTAATACGCCTAGTGAACAAATCACCCGCACATCAAAGAAAAAAGCGACTTATGGTCAAGCGTTAGACTCTGTCTCTATCGCTCAACCTGCCACCGTCACAATTGCAATAGACGATCAGCCAGCCGATGTTTTAGCAATGGCATTATTAGGTGATATCGCAACCGTGAACGAAGGCAGCGGTAATGTTACTGATGAAGCGGTTACTATTTTACCAAATGGCCGTTGGACTCAGCTTGCACATAAAAACTTAGCCGCAGCTGGCATTAGTGCGAAATTGGCAAGCGATGAAAGTGCGATAATGGCGGATAACTATGAAATTAACTATGCGCTTGGTTTAATTCGAGCAACTGCAGGCGGCTCGCTAGAAGCGGGTGCAGACATTGAATTAACCTACCAACACAACGCAGTAACCGGCACAAAAGTTAAAGGCGGTATTAAATCGCAAATTCGTATGAATATAACGGGCGATATGAAAAACCTAGCAACGGGCAAACCAGGTCGTTTAGAGATTTTTGAAGCGACAGTGGCACCAACCGACGCGGTTGATTTTATGGCCAGTGAATTTGTCAGCACAACTTTGTCGGGTAATTGCAAATTGGTGTCCGGTAAAGACTCACCATTTGAATATACCGACATTACCCCGTCTGAGTAACACATTTAATTTTTAAAAGAAATATGTAACTAATGAAGGGCTTTTGCCCTTCATCTATTCCGTTAAATACGTGCTGTTAGGTGAATTATGGCTAAAAATCTAGCGTTAGAAATTGCAATTAAAGCTAAGAACTTAGCGAGTGACGCATTTGATAAAGTTAAAAGTTCGCTTACCAGTACATCAGCAACAGCAGGCAAAACCGAAAAATCGTTAGACCAATTAAACAGCCAGCTTGACGAAATAGGTAAAGGCAAAGCAGTTATTGACGAATTTAAACTGCTGAACACTGAAATAAACCAATCTCAAACAAACCTTAAATAGCTTGAAAAAGCGCTAGATACATACATAAAAAATGCATCAGACGCGGAGCGCGAAACCGCCGAATTTAAAAATGAAACAGCCAACTTAAAAGCTGAGATTAAACGTACAGAGCAAGCGGTTAAAGATAAACGTACAGAGCTAAACAAAGTTGTTAAGTCGCTTAACGTTGCAGGTGTAAACGCCGATGAGCTTACCCGCGCAGAAAAGCGGTTAGCAGCTGAGGCTAAAGATGTACGCCAACAAATAGCGGCAAAAAATAAAGTTTTAGGCGAGCAAACACGCACTTTAACAGGTGCAAACGGCGGCATTACCTCACTCACTAAAACCGTGGTTGGTTTAGGCGCTGCTTATGTAGGCGTAGACAAATTATTTGATTCCCTCAGAAGTATATTTACTACAGGCGATAAATTCGAAAAACTGCGCATCCAGTTCGAAGGTCTGATGGGCAGTGTTGAGGCTGGTGAACAAGCGACAGCGTGGGTTAAAGACTTTACAAAAAACACCCCGCTGCAGCTGGAAGAAGTTAGCCAAGTATTTGTAAAACTTAAGTCGTTTGGCATTGACCCAATGAACGGCAGCTTGCAAGCAATTACAGACCAAGCGTTTAAGTTGGGTGGCGGATTTCAAGAAGTTGAAGGTATATCGCTGGCCCTTGGCCAAGCCTGGGCAAAACAAAAGCTGCAAGGTGAAGAAATACTGCAATTAATTGAGCGTGGCGTGCCCGTTTGGGAACTGTTAGAAAAAGCCACAGGTAAAAATACCATTGAGCTGCAGAAGCTTTCAAGCGAGGGTAAGCTAGGCCGAGATGTGATCCAACAGCTAATGGATACCATAGCGCAAGAAGCCGCTGGCTCAGCAGCTAAGAATATGGGCACGCTGAGTGGCTTAATCTCGAACGCTAAAGATAACTTAGCCCAGTTTTACAATGAAATATCTGAAGCTGGTGCAATGGACTGGTTAAAAGCGCAGCTTGCCGATGTGAATGCACGATTTAAACAAATGGCAGACGACGGCACACTTAAACAGTGGGCTAAAGATATTTCAAATACCATTATTAGTATTGGTGAAGGCATTAAAAGAAGCATCGGCTTTTTGGTTGAATATCGCAAAGAGATCGCGACAGTTGTAACCGCGTGGGCTGCGCTTAAAGTGGGTTCATTCTTTAAAAATATCGTCAGTGGTTCAGCCGCAGGTATTGCTGCATTAATAGATTTTGTGAAAAAAGGAGTAACACCAGCTCATGTTGAGATTGACAAGGCTGCCACCAAAACCAGCCGGTTGTCTAAATTCTTAGGTCGTGCTGGTCTGGCTGGTTCCGCAATCGTCGCTGTGAAAGGCCTATATGATTTAGGCGCTGCGTATTTTGAAAATAGGAAGGCTCAGGATGAATTAACCAAATCAATTTTGGATGGACAAGCCATTAGAATCAAATATGCAAAGGAGCTGCAAAAAATAGCTGACGATACGGGTATCTATTTCAAATCGTTAAAAACAGCGATTGAAGCTCAAGAAGCTGGTAATTTAGTTTTAGATGAGGCGTCGGGCAAATGGAAATATCACGCTGTAGTAATCGACACGGTCAATCATGCGCTAAAAGAATCGCAGCAAATAGCAATTAAATCTGTTGATTCAATTGGAACTACATCTGAAGCTTGGATTGAAAACGCCGGAACTATTGAGGAAGCCAAAGCCGCATTAGACAAGCATATCGAAGCATTAGAAAAAGATATGCCAGTAGGTGCACAGAGAGCAATTGATGTGCTAACAAAGCTACGTGGCGAATTTGAAGAGCAAATAAAAGCCAACAATAAACTTGAAGACGCATACAAAACACTCGGTTTAGAATCACCCAAAGCGTTGCAAGAAGCCGCACAAAAGTCAGCTGCAGCTTTTAAAACAATTCAAGAATCAGGCACTGCCAGCGAAGAAAAAATATCTGAAGCATTTGAGAAAATGGTGGGCGCAGCGCAAAAATATGCAGATGCAACCGGCACAACTTTATCACCTACTATTAAAGCGACAGCTGCGGCTAGCGGTTTAACAGATAAATTAAACGAACTGATTAAAAAACATAAAGAAGCATCCGACGCAACCGACGATCTGGGCAAGTCTAACAAAGATGCCAAAAAGCCGGTTGATGATTTGACTAGTGCGTTACAAAAGCAACTAGACATTCAAGAACAATTAAACAACGAACGCAAAGATTACAACGCAGACGACAGCAGAAATGATTTAACCGAATCACGCACCTTATCTACCGTTGGGTTAAACAACGAAGACATCAGTAAGATGAATATGCGAGAGCTAACATCATTGCGTGCGCGGTTTGATAAAGCTTCATATACCAGCAGTTTTAAACATATGCGCGACTACTATGGCGAGCAGATGAAGATAGTTGACGAGCAAATGAACAAGCTGGAAATGGCATCACGCAAGCAGACTAAGCCGCAAGATACCAATAGCACCAATATAAATACTGTTACAAGTTCAGGTGGTTCAAGCACTGTTGATAGTTATTCAACAACAGACAATACGCGCGCAATACGACAATTAACTGAATCAATCGATTTACTGCGTTTTACGCTTGAAAGTCAGGGCGACGGCGACTTTTTAACTCAGTTAGAAGCGATTAAGAGCACATCATGATCATCATTGACGGCACAATAAATTTACCCGAATTCACATGGCAAAACCGGCACGGCTACAGCCCAGTGAGTGCATCTAACCAGTATGCAACAGACGGTGCATTGTTTATTGAGCAGTCAACCGTATTGGCTGGCCGACCCATAATATTAACCAGTAATAGCGAACCCACCGCGTTATTTACACAACTTGAAGCCCATGCAGCCGCTAATGCAGGTAACGAATTTACGCTAAGCATTAACGGCACCGACTACAACGTGATGTGGGATTTTTCACAGCAAGCTGTCAGCGGCAGCCCAGACATTAATTTTGCAGATGCCGATCCTGATTACATTAACAACATTACTTTACGTTTTATTGAGGTTTAACCATGACGATTACGCGCTCAGATATCAAGCTTGCCAAGTCACAAAAAATGACAGATGAAGTCGACGCGGGCGGATTTCGCACAAGCAACATAGTCGAAGACGGTAAGCTCAATGAGATATTTGATAATGTAGGCACCATAGATCATGCCGCCGGTAATGTCAGTTTGCGCAAGGTATTCGCAACCGTCGATACAGCAAATACCAGCACTTACGGCAACGCGCATATTATTATCGCTAAGCCGCCGGAAGACAGCCGAGTGAGTGTTATGGCCTTTGTGGGTGATAATGAAGCAGAACAAAATGCAGAGGCGAAAGAACGCGCCGAAGGGTTTTCAACTAAAACACTTGTGATTACAGATAGCCAGACATTGGGCGAGCAATTCGCCGATGCAACTGCTTTGTATCTAACGACTGGTTATAGCTTTGAAGTGGATAAAGTTTATTTTATTGGCATTGAATATAGTCAGCCAGAGTCGAACGATTTACCTAAAGGGGGTCAGTATTTCAAAGTTAAAAAAGTGACTAACTTTGGTACTGAATTACATGTTGAAATAGATCCGCCGCTAATCAAAAACTACCCGAAAACAGCGACGGTGTTTGATCCAACGGTTGGTCAAGCGGGTGCTATGGTAGAAATTCAGCCAACTGTATTACGTGAGACTTCAGAGCATGTCAAAAATGCACAATATGTTGGTGTCACTGAACTCGCGGATGACATAACTGCGGGCGATGATGTATTCACAGTTGCTGAAACACAAACTCAACTTGTTCCGTTCATCAAAGGTATATTTACAGAAGACTCGGCAGTAAGCGTTGAAACCTCCGATGCATACAAACCATTAAATGAAGACGGTACCGGAAAAGTACGAACCGAAACACTGACAACAACAGCCATCGCACCCGCCACAAATTTTATTTTAGAAAGTGCAATTGTACCCAAAGTTGGCAGTATCACAGCAACAGCGTCATGGCTGGTCACGCCTGAGCACACCATTAATTTAAAAGTGAATGAAGCAGGCACAGTCTCTGGCTCAGTCAGTTACGAAAATGGACAGTTTCGAGTGGTATTTACGTCAACCATTCCGCTAGATGCCACCGTTACTGTTAATTTTATCTCACAAAATGCATACCCACCGACGACTACAGATGATGTGACACCCGACGCTAACGATGCCAATTTGTACAACTACAACTTGCCAGCGGACACCGCCATTGTTGCAGGCAGTCTGTTGTTTGAACAAGTCACCTCGGCAACATCTAACAGCAAAACCATAGAGCGCCTATACGACAAAGCTGGCGAGATACTAAAAAAATCAACTGTTCAGAATTTCGGTACCTTCTTTAGCCAAAACACAACACTCACTCAGGTCGGTACAATCGATTATCAATCGGGCGAGATCCGCTGGACAGAAGCAAATACCAGTCTGCCACTAGAGTTGTTCAACAACATGTATTTAAAAAATTTGCTTGCAACGACAAGCGAGCTGGTTTTTAACATCACAACAGACGAGTTTAAGCGTGAGTCACTCAACATTCGCGCTACATTACCCAATGATAATTTGGTTAGCTTATCGGCTGATGAAAATGGCGACATAACTGGTACAGGCGGCTTAGGTACTGTTTCAATTGACGGTGTTGTGAATGTAACATTTGACAGCCCGGTGCTTGCCGAGTCCATCCAATATGATTATGTCTATTACAAAGATACTGCGGTACCAGAAGCATTAACTGGAATAGATCCAGTTCGTTTGCCAGTTGATGGCCGTGTGCCCTTTATTCGTCAGTTTGATGTTGTAGTGATCCACAACACTCAAGAGCAGGCGATTGTTACCCCAGCGATTAACGACACCATTGATTTAGGCAGGATAAATGTGGGCTGGGTAGATATTGTTGATGCAAACGGCATTAGTTTATATACCGCCGACGACCAGCATTATTCACTCGACCAAGCCACAGGCATTGTAACTGTTAATACTGATTGGTTGGCCCAAGGTTTTACCGCCCCGTTTACAGCCTTTGACATGATTGAAGAAACGGTTTTAGTCAGTGGTGTGCAAGGCAACAGAGTGTACACCGCATTACCCATTTCACGAGATTATACAGCCGGTGAAACCTACATTAGCACAGCTTTGCAATTGGGGGATTTATTCGCCCAGGTTAAGCACGTTTTTGACCAACAAACATGGCTGGGAAACTGGACGAACGAAGTCACTGGCGACCCTGCCGATGCGGGTTTTGACAGCATCAATAATCCAATCACAGTGAATAACCGCAGTGCAATAACTGAGCGTTGGCGCATTGAGTTTTTAGATTCTGACAATTTTGAGTTATACGGCGAGCAGCTCGGCTTAGTCGCAACAGGTAACAAAACAGTCGACTTTAGCCCAATAAACCCACAAACCAGTCTGCCTTATTTTACAGTTCCAACAGCGAGTTGGTCTGGCGGTTGGAGCATCGGCAACATTCTGCGATTTAACACCATTGGCGCAGCAAAACCCATTTGGTTTGTGCGCTCGGTGTTGCCGTCTATCGCATCAATAGAACAAGACGATATCCGCGTGCAAGTGCGCGGCAATATTACACAAGCTTAATTCGGGAGTTTTAGTTTATGGCATTAGATACCAGTAAGTTTTTAGGCGGCGATGGCAGTGCGGGTAGCCCTTATATTATTCATAATGCGGATGCATTTTTAGCACTATTTGAATTGTATGCACAAGATACAACGCTAAACGGCAAATACTTTAATTTTGTGAGTGATATCGATTTAACGTACTTGTCTGAATTAAGCACAGTGCTAAGCGAGCCGGGACAGTCAGGTGATGAGGTTGGGGTTCATCTAAAAGATGCAGTTTTAAACGGTAATGGCCATAAAATTACATTTCCAACACTTGTGAAAGTTGCGGGTGCAGTGGGGTCACTTTTTTATGCTGGCACTTGGAATAACTTTCATTTTGTATTTAACGGGGCTGATAGCCTGCTGACTGCGATTTTTTATCAAAGCTCGACAAGTGCTTCAGATGGTTCGGTGCTAAATTATTGTCGCTTAAGTGGTGTACTCAACAATATAAATGATAGCGTCATTTACCACGCGGCAAATATACACAACTGTATCAATGACATAGTGATAGATGATGAACCCGGTGAATATATAACGAACAGAGGAACATTGCCGGGTGATAGCTATTACATAGAAGGTGCTAACCCGTATAACAGTTCACAAGACGGATACATAGCCCAAGTTGATAAATTGACCGCGGCCAGTTATGCAAATTTAGACCCTACCGAGTGGGATATTTCAGATGGCCTTATTCCAACCCCTAAATTAAAACCCTATACAGGCTTACCCGTTACACGAGTTGCGGGCATCACAAAAATTGACGGTGTGCCGACAAAAAGACGAATAACGGTGCAAGATTTAAATAGTGGGCGAGTCGCTCGAATGTTCAGCGATGCGCTTACGGGTGAATTCAGTATTCAAACCTCACCGCACAAAGCGAACTTGACTGTGATTGTCGATGATGAAATGGGCAACCAGATTAAAGAAAATACAGCATACGCGCTTGGTGATATTGTGTATCCGGCTGATTATGTGGGTATAGTGTATGTATGCACTACAGCAGGCACAACCCACTCTGAGTTGCCAAGCAGCTACCCAACTAGTGGTGACTTTACAAGTGGAACTGCAGCTTTTAGCGCAAAGCCGATCAACAAACCTCAAGTATTCAGCCCAGTAAAACCTGAAATTATTCTGGAATAAGTTATGGCGTTGAAATATCAATATGCACCGGATGGCGCTGATTTAGTTTCGAATACAACAGATAAAGTAGCCGGTGCGCTCACTGGCTGTATTTTATTTATGGGCGAATCAGCTGCAGATTTACGACCATTCTATAACCCAAATGCGGGTAACTTAGTATCTGATTCAATGGGATTGGTTACGCTGTTAAATTCGGTCGCGAGTGATGTTGTTGGTGCGGGTGGTGGCCCAAAATATTTGTTGCAAGGTCAAACCAAACAGTCGCAGAGTGTTGTCAGTCGGCCTATTGTTGTAACGCAACTTGAAAATGGAGTGCCAAAACAAGTCGGATATGGCCACAGTCGGGCTGTTGATGGTGGTTTTACACTCGGAATTTATGCGAATACCGATAACGCTGTGATTGCTACATCTTGGCAGAATTTTGGCCAAGAATTCGTACCTGCATCACTTGTGTATTCGGGTGATGTATTAAGACCAACTAGCCCAAATGGTTTTGTATATCACGCTATAAATAGTGGAACACTCGGTGCGGCCGAGCCTGAGTGGCCAACAATTGAAGGTGATGAAATAACAAGCGGCAACGTAACCTTGCAGGCGGTTGTGTATTATCAACCTGTTTCACATGCACCCATTGATATCGTGAAAAACTATGTATCAGGAGAGTTTCCGGCAGAAATCCGACAAGCAGACGCTTGCCCTGTGTTTGATCCTGATAGCTTTGAACTATCAACCGAAGTGCGGGCCATGTTTGCATGATTTTTAATTTCAATAACCACAGCTATCAGCCACCGATACCTTTGTTATTTAACTTTGGTGTGGGTGGTGTTGTGGTTATTGAACCTGCAGATCCACCACCCAATACAATCGCGCCACTTTTATTCAGTTATAAACAAACCCAACGCGTTGATTCTGATTTTGACATTGAATATTTGCAGCCAGCGGAACAAGAAAACCCATTGTTTCAAACAAACTGGCAAGAAGTTAAGCCCACTATTGTCTATTTAGCGACTGACTTTTTACACATTGAACAAACCAACTCAGCTACTGTAAAAATGCAGTGGAGTCATAAAGCAGATGACGCAACCGATTTAACTACTATATATAGAGAAGCGGAAGCGTTGGTGAATGGCCTTGTATCTTTGTTTAAACATAGCAAGGTACTCGCTGCTAAATTACAAACCAGTTATCAACTACCACCCAAATTTGAAACCGCATTTAAATTTGGGTACCAGGATTTAAAAGCACAAAGTATTCACTATAACGCTCGCTTTAATCATGTAGAGCAAGTAACCGACACGACGACAATTGTGTGGGGGCCTGTGCCGTATTTTCATATTTGCCATCATCAATATATTCAACCAAGGCGTGTTGTATTTAACTTTTGGGATAAATCCCTGCCTTCAACAACATTTAATTTTGATGGTCAACAAAACCCGAAAGTCTGTGTAACGGGTGGCAGTTATTTTGTGCCAACCACCTCAGCACCCACAATAGACAAGCCAATCATTACAACTGTTTATCGCAGGAGAGTTCACACAGTGATCCACTCATTAAAATGCTATCGAGATTCAGACAATACCCAAGTTCACATCACCTCGTTCAATATGAATACCAGCCGCGATCAATGGGGCTTTAGTTTTGCGATGCAATGCGCCAGCAAAGGCGAAGCAAACAAACTGGCTCACGTAAATGGTGAACCGGTAGACGTTCGCATTGAATTAAACGGCCATATTATTCGCGGTATTGCTGAAAACATCAGCAGAACAAAAGCTTTCGGCAGCAATAAATATAGTGTATCCGGCCGTTCTATTGCTGCACGACTGGCTGAACCGTTTGAAATTCCAACTGCTTACAGTAATTCAAGTGCGATGAATGCAACGCAAATAATAGATGATGTATTAACAGGCACAGGCTGGACATACACCTTTGATTTAACAGACTGGCTTATTCCTGCTGGTGCGTTGAATTTGCAATCAGCATCGACTATTGATGTGATCGCAACTATTGCCAAAGCCGCGGGCGGCATTGTTATCGCCGATACAGATTTTAAAGACATTCAATTATTGCCGCGAAACAAAGCGCCGTACTGGACACTTGGCCAAGCAACCGAAGACCATCAGATCAATGATTCAGTCATACTCAACATCAGCGACGACCCAGCCAACACACCTTTATATAATGCGGTTTTCGTGCGCGGCGAACAGCAAGGCGTATCAACCAAAATCAAACGCAGCGGTACGCAAGGTGACAAGTTAGCAGCCGATGTTGTTGACCCACTCATTACCCATATAGATGCAGCGCGGCAACGTGGTACCAGCGAACTGGCCGAAGCTGGCAAAGGTGCAAACATCAAACTAACCACAACGATTATGAACGGTTTACCCCTGATTAATCCGGGCGCACTTATCGCTGTCGATGAATCAGCCGAGCAATATAAATTAGTGTGTGACAGCACAAGCGTATCCGCTCAAGTGAATCAGCGCGGATTATTAACAGTGCGACAGTCTATAACGGGGTACCGAAGCTATGAGCAATAACCTAAAGCGACTATCGGCCCTAGTCGGCAATCAACAAACAAAAACAGTGGCAACCGTTGTTGCGACAAATGCAGACAACACAATAAAGGTGCAATTAAACAGCGGCGCACAGATTAATGTACTGGGCAGCGGTTATGCGGTTAATGACAAAGTATATATAGAAGGAAATCGAATAGTCGGGCAAGCAACTGATTTGCCCTATACAGAATTAGATATTTAAAACGAACGCGCAACAGCAGATGCTACCAACATCCGCTGTTGCATTCACCCAACTGCTACAACAGTTGAGCTTCATCAAGGCGTCCGTGCTACGTCGACATAGCAAACGGGAGCCTACGCAACTTATTGAATTTGATCAATATTTTTAACGGTATACGAGGCTCAAATGAGTATAAAACCAACAATTATTAAAAATTCGTCCTTTTACAATGCGGATTGTTTAAAGGTTTTGCCGACTTTGGCGGACAATTCTGTCGACTTAATTTTAACTGATCCACCTTATTATAAGGTTAAGAGTAATGGCTGGGATAATCAGTGGGATTCGCCCGAGTCGTTTTTCGCTTGGCTGGACGAAGTGTTGCTGCAATTTTGGCGAGTGTTGAAACCAAACGGATCTTTGTATTTGTTTTGTTCACCCCAGTTACATGCTGAAACTGAGCTGCTGATTAAACAAAGGTTTAATGTGCTAAACAGTATAGTATGGGCTAAACCCAGTGGCCGCTTTAAAGGTTGCCGCAAAGAAGATTTACGTGCTTATTTTCCGCAAACTGAGCGGGTGGTTTTCGCTGAGCACTATGGCGCAGAAGGCAAGGCGAAAGGTAGCTCTGGTTATTATTCTAAATGTCAGGAATTAAAGCAGCAGGTTTTTGCCCCGCTAATAGAATATTTTAAACAGGCGCGCGAAAGCTTAGGTGTTTCTGCTAAAGAAATTAACCAAGCAACTGGACGGCAAATGTGCAGCCACTGGTTTAGTTATTCGCAATGGCAACTCCCCAGTGAAGAGCAATACGCTAAGCTGCAAGCTTTGTTTAAAGCGAAAGGCGGTGAATTAGCCAAAGGCCATGCCGAGTTAACCGCAGAATATGAAGGTTTACAAACGCAGTACACTGAACTTGTTAAAACATACGATGAGCTAAAGCAGGCATACCAAAACCTACGCCGACCTTTCACTGTGACAAAAGAAGTACCGTACACTGATGTTTGGACATACAAACCAGTACAACACTACCCGGGCAAACACCCATGCGAAAAACCCCTCGAAATGATGGTAGATATTATAAACGCCAGCAGCCGACCTGGTGATGTAATACTCGACGCATTTATGGGCAGCAACGCAACCGGCAAAGCTGCCGAAAAACTAAACCGCCACTTTATTGGCATAGAAATGGAAGAAGAAAGTTTCAATCGGGTTGTTGGGGGGTAGTAGCGCAATAGCAGCCTAAGGGCTGCTAGCTAATCTGAATAGAAAAATAAGTAGAATTGAACGAACTTATTTGTTAAAAGTTCAGATGTAAGACATATGAATAATCAGAGTTGATTGATATGTCTAATATATTGTTCATTTGGGTTTCTATAAGTTATTCAGGAGTACTATTAATCATGGAATTGTCTGTTGAAGGTTATAAATCGATAGCCTCTAAGCAAACTATTAGTTTTAGCGGGTTAACCATTCTATCTGGTGCAAATAGCTCCGGGAAATCAAGTTTTATGCAGCCCTTTTTGATCTTAAAGCAGACTGTTGAAAACCATTATGACTCCGGTTCCTTACAACTGTTTGGTGAAAACGTTAAATTAACCGACTCGACTCAAATAATTTCGAAAGTCCCTGAATACAAGAAAAAGTCTTTTAGTCTTGATTTGCGTGAAGAAAAAGGATCTTGCAGGGTAACGTATCGTTATAAAAGCGCAGTAGGGCTTCAGGTCGAATCGACAACGTTAATCAGTGAAAAGATGTCACGCGGACTAACACTAAAAATTGGTATGAAATCAAGTGATATAGAGAAAAGTGTACCGGAAGAGGACTTTAGATTCATTAAAGAATTCTATGAAGATAAAAAGATTACTCCCAAGTGGAGAGTGGTGCGGAATAAGTGCTTTCTAGAAGCTGAGCTATCTTTCGGTGGGAAAAAATTTGCTCCATTGAAAGCTGGCATAGACCCTGCTGCTAAAATTGAAAAATTTGTTACTAGGTTAATTCATGTCCCAGGTTTGAGAGGGAACCCTGAAAGGATATATAAAATTGCTGCCAGCGACGATGTTTACCCGGGGTCTTTCGAGAAATATGTGGCGGCGATAATTAGCGAATGGATTAAAGTCGATAAATTTCAGTGGAGATACACAGAGTTGAATAAACAGCTGGCACAGTTGGGGTTAGCCAGCAATATCACGACATCTAAGATCAATGATACCAGCGTCGAAATCCAAATTTCACGCAGCAAAAATTCTTTACCGCAAGATTGCGTTAACATTGCAGACGTTGGTTTTGGTGTATCACAGACCCTACCTGTTTTAGTTGCTTTGATTGGTGCGCAAAAAGGGCAGTATGTGTATATAGAGCAGCCGGAGTTACATTTGCATCCCAATGCACAGTTTGAATTGGCTAAAATAATAACTTCAGCTATGAATCGAGGAGTTAATGTCATTATAGAAACACACAGCTCTATTTTACTTCGGGGCATTCAAATAGCAGTTGTTAAAAAGGAAATCGATAGAGAAAAAGTATCTTTAAACTGGTTTACTCAGTGTTCTTGTACTGGCGAAACTCAAGTGTCTACAGCGACTCTAGATGAGTTTGGTGCTTTTGGTGATTGGCCTGAAGACTTTGATGACACTAGTCTCAAAGTGGAACAAATGTATCTTGACGCTGTGGAGGAAATTGCTTTTGAGTAA